CTTGCCATGTCTTGATTGTTGTTGTTCTTAGCTCTGGATAGGTATTACGCACGATAACAAACCGAGAATACCGAATGCCATCACGCGGCGAGGGCTTTTGCTGAACAGCCTTGAGCATTATTTCAGCAGCGCAGCCGTATGACTTACCAGATCCAACCGGCCCCATCAGGCCGCGAACAAAAGATTTATCGTGTAGAAACTTCCAGACCGTTGCAGACTTAGAAAAATCTAAATTCATGCTAGGGAGATCACTCATCCTTTGCCTCGTAGGTTGTTGTGACTTCTGGCC